AGGAGACCGAGCTGCTGCCTGCTGCCACGCTGGACGAGCTGGAGCAGGTCGACCTCGGCACCGTCGCAGAGGGCGAGCGCGCCCCGTTCCGCATCACCGACGACCGCTGTGCCGACTGGGCCATCCGCAAGATCGCAGACGAGCGCAGCGAGTACGACCGTCTGAAGGCTCTGGCCGACGAGCAGATCGCGGCCATCAACGAGAAAGTCGCCGCCGCCCGCAAGCGCATGGAGAACGGCACCTCGTACCTCACGAGCTGTCTGGCCGACTTCTTCGCCACCGTCCCCCACAAGGAGACCAAGACGACGGAGAAGTACCGCCTCCTCTCTGGCACCCTGACCTTCAAGAAGGGCACAACCAAGACCAAGCTCGACGAGACCAAGCTGGTGCCGTGGCTCAAGGCAAACGGCTACGGCGAGCTCGTAAAGGTCGAGGAGTCGACCCGCTGGGCCGATCTGAAGAAGCTGCTCAGCTACACCGGCGACATCGCAACCCTGACCGAGACCGGCGAGATCGTGGAGGGCGTCACCGTCTACGAGACCCCGGGCATCTTCACGGTCGACGTGTAAGGAGGCACCGATATGGCAGAAACCAAGAAAACAGAGGCGGCCGCTGCTGCGGCCCCTCCTGAAGCCGCCTGCCTGACGCTCCGGCAGAAGCTCGTCGAAATGCGGAAAGCCTGCCCGGAGATCGTCAAGAAGCAGCACAGCGACGGCGTCAGCTACAAGTACGCCAAGATCTACGACGTGTGGGAGAAGATCACCCCCATAATGAATGAGCTCGGCGTCGACTTCGACGTCATCAGCGAGCAGGCCACGCGCCACGCCGAGAACGGCGACCCGGTCTACTGGATCACCATGCAGACCAAGACCCGCAACGGCGACAAGCTCATGTTCCTCTACGAGGCCGACCTGACGATCCGCTGGCTGAACCTCGACAACGACGACGAGACCATCGAGGCCACCGTCCACGCCGTCGGCTGGAACGATGACCCCGCCAAGGCCAAGGGCGCGGCACACACCTACGCCCTGAAATACTACCTTTTCGAGAAGTTCACCGTCGACCAAGGCGAGGACGACCCCGACAACAGTGACTTCGGCGCGCAGGGCAAAGGATCCGGCGCTGGAGGCCGCCAGCAGGCCACACAGGGCCGTCAGGGGCAGGGCTCCGGCCGTCTGAGCGACGCGCAGCTCGCGCGCCTCTACAAGAAGGCAGAGGCCGCAGGAATGACCAAGGAGCGCACCAACGCCCGGATCGTGGAGAAGTACAAAAAGCAGGATCCGGCCACCCTGACCCGCCAAGAGTACGACGAGATCTGCACGTCCCTCGACAATGCGGCCGCACAGCATAACCAGCAAGGAGGAAACGCCTAATGTATAACCACACCGGCCTCCAAGGCCGTCTAACCGCCGACCCTGAGCTCAGGTACACGCAGCAGGGCACGGCGATCACCAGCTTCACCCTCGCCAGCGACACCGGCCGCAAGACCAAGGACGGCAAGAAGATCACCAACTTCATCGAGTGCGTCGCATGGCGCGCACAGGCCGAGTTCGTCTGCAAGTACCTGAGCAAGGGCCGCCTCGTCCTCGTCGAGGGCGAGCTCACGAGCCGCAGCTACGAGGACAAGGACGGCAACCGCCGCAAAGCCGTCGAGATCACGGTCGACTCCGTCCACTTCTGCGACAGCAAGAAGGACGGCGGCCAGAGCTCTGGCAGCGACTTCGCCGATCCGGGCTACTCTGAGGGCTCCGGCGACTTCACGGAGATCGAGGACAATGGCGACCTTCCCTTTTAACCTGACCGCCGGACGACCGGCAGACGACCAAAAGCAGGCCACAAACAAACGACCACAGAAAGGAGGTGACGACCGTGGCATGGCTGCAAGTGCATCAGACACTCAAGGATCACCGCAAACTGTTCGACGCTGCTGACCAGCTCGAAGTCGAGCCGCCGCACATGATGGGGCTGCTCGTCTCGTTCTGGCTGTGGGCCCTCGACAACGCCCCGACCGGCAGCCTCGTCGACATCACGCCGCGCATGATCTCGCGGGCCGCTCAGTGGGACGGAGACCCCGAAAAGCTGGCGAAAACGCTGATCCGGGCGGGCTGGATCGACGAAAAAGAGGACGGGACGCTCGAGATCCACGACTGGTACGAGTACGCCGGCAAGCTGATCGACCAGCGGCAAGCCGAGAAAGAGCGCTCCCGCAGTCGCCGGGCCGCTGCTGCGGCGTCTGCCGACGCCTCGCCAGACGACCCAACGCCGACCGCAGGACGACCGGCAAACAGCCGCAAGAAAGCCGGAGGCAGAGTAGACCAGAGTAGAGAAGATAAGACAAGAGAAGGTAATACACCCCCTTCCCCCTCTGACGAGGGGAGTGACGGCGGCACGAAGTCGCTCGTCGAGGCCAGATTTCTCGAGTTCTGGAAAGCCTACCCGAAAAAGACCGGCAAGCAGTACGCTCTGAAGGCGTGGAACAAGATCAAGCCCACCGCTGAGCTCCACGAGAGGATCATGCAGGCGGTCGACGCTCAGAAGCGGAGCGACCAGTGGCGCCGGGAGAACGGGCGCTACATACCGAACCCGAGCACATGGCTCAACGGCGGCTACTGGGACAATGAGGAGGTGAACGAAGGTGCAGAAAATCAGCGAGATCCTGAACAGCCCGACAGCTCCGGCCGAGACTGGGGCAAGGGCTTCAAGCCGGCCGACGACGAGTGACGCCGGTAACTGGATCTGGAGCAACGACGAGCGCCTCGCCGGCCGTCCCGGAGTCCCTGAGCCCGTCCCCTGCGAGTTCTGCGGCGCCCTGCGCTACCACAAGGGCATCCAGCTCGGCAACCGCATCCTATGGCCTCCCTACGGAGCCGAGCGATGCACCTGCCCCGAGGCCGTGGCTGCCTATGAGAAGGCGAAGGCAGAGCGCGAAGCTGCTGAGGCCGCAGCCGCCAAGGCTGAGGAGGAGAAGAAAATGCGGGATCGCATCAAGCGCATCGTCGGCGAGTCAGGCATGGGCGACCGTTTCCTGCGGCGCACCTTCTCCACCTTCCAGCTCACCGACGACAACAAGCGAGCAGCGGCAGCCGCCCGGCGCTATGCCGAAGGCTTCGACGCCATGCTGCCGCAGCCCGGCCGTCAGGAACCCGGCCGCAACGGCCTGTTTATCGCGGGCCCGCCGGGCACCGGCAAGACCCACCTCGCCGCTGCCATCGCCAACCACCTGATCGCGCAAGGCAAGCCGGTCATCTGCATGACGATGATCGACCTACTGGAGCGCATCAAGCGCACCTACTCCGCGACCGGCGGCAGCGAGAGCGACGTCCTGAAGATCTACAAGACCGTCCCGCTCCTCGTGATCGACGACATCGGCAAGGAGCCGCCGACCGAGTGGGCGATCTCCACGGTCTACAACATCATCAACGGCCGCTATGAGGCATACCTGCCGACCATAGTGACCACCAACTACGACACCGAGGCCCTGATCGACCGCATGACGCCGCGAGAAAGCCACGACAGCATGACGGCCCGGGCCACCATCGACCGGCTCATGGAAATGTGCAGGGGCATCACCCTCACCGGCCAGAGCTGGCGCTCACGATAGGAGGAACAACATGAAAAAGGTTTACATCTGCTCCCCGTGCCGCGGGGACTACGAGAACAACATCCAGCGCGCCAAGGAGTACAGCCGCGCGGCTGTGGAGAAGGGCGTCATCCCCGTCACCCCGCACATCTATCTCACGCAGTTCATGGACGACAATGTCCCCGAGGAGCGTGAGCTGGCCCTGAAGATCGGCAGCGAGCTGGTGCTCGGCTGCTCCGAGCTGTGGGCCTTCGGCATCGACCACCCTTCGGCCGGCATGGCCGCGGAGATCGAGCTCGCCAAGGCGCACGGCATCCCCGTCCGCAACGGCTTCGAGGCCATCAGCGAGCTGAAGCCCGACGAGGAGCCCGAGGACAAGCCTGACATCGGCAGCGTGACGCTGCACCTGCCCGCCTTCAAGGCGATGGCTGTCTGCAACCAGCACCTCGACCACGGCCCCATCAGCATCGAGCTGGATGGCAGCGTCATCCTCGAGCTCGCCGACCGCCTGATCTCCGATCCGGGCGTCCACATCGAGATCGGAGGCTGAACGCCGTGACGAAGTACGACCCGAGAAAGAACGCGGAGGGCTACAACGACCCGACGCCCTACGCAGCCGAAAAACACATGATGGCGCAGATCCGCGGCAAGCAGGCCAGAGTCGCCGGCGGCTACTTCGAGAATATCATCTCGGCCTCGTGCGACTACTACCTCAGCCGCGGCCTCGCCAAGATCGAAAAGACGCCGGAGCCCATGAAGCCCCTCGGCGCCAAGAACCGCAAGGGCCAGTTCCTCGCCTGCTACACCAAGCAGGCCCAGCCGGACTATGGCGGCACCCTGAAGGGCGGCCGGAGCATCTACTTCGAGGCCAAGCACACCGACGACGAGCGCATCGAGCAGCGCCGGCTCACTCAAGAGCAGCAGGACGACCTCGAGGCCCATCACAAGCTCGGCGCCATCGCCTTCGTGCTCGTCTCCGTGAGCCTGACGGACTTCTACCGCGTGCCGTGGCCCGTCTGGCGTGATATGGCCGAGATCTACGGCCGCAAGTACATGACGCACGCAGAGCTCTCCCGCTACGAAGTACCGGCGACGGCCGGCTTCATCAAGTTCCTGCACGGCATCGAGTCGGAAGTGCTCGGAAAGGAGGCAACAACGTGATCCCGTTCCCGGATAAGAAATACAGCATCATCTACGCCGACCCGCCGTGGAGTTACAGCGACAGCGGATGCTCGGGCGCGGCTGCCGCGCAGTACGCGACCATGAGCATCAACGAGCTGAAGCAGCTCCCTGTCAACCCTGCGGGGGGGGGTATAGCTGCTGACGACTGTGTGCTCTTTATGTGGGCCACATACCCGAAGATGCAGGAGGCCCTCGACCTGATCGAGGCGTGGGGCTTCAAATACAAGTCGATCGCCTTCCAGTGGATCAAGCAGAACCGCAGCGGAAACGGCTACTTTTTCGGCCTCGGCCGCTGGACTCGAGGCAATACCGAGCCCTGCCTGATCGCTATCAAAGGCAAGCCGAAGCGCATCAGCGCCGGCGTCGGTCAGCTCGTGTTCTCGCCGCTGCGCAGGCATAGTCAAAAGCCTGCCGAAGTGCGCGACAAGATCGTCGAGCTGATGGGAGACCTGCCTCGCATCGAGCTTTTTGCCCGAGAAGCCGCCCCGGGATGGGACGTGTGGGGCAACGAAGCGCCGACGCCTGAAGTCAAGGACGCGCCAGTCGACAGCGTCGAGCTGGCCGGAAAGGAGGAAACACATGAACCAGACAACCAAAGAGACCCGGCGCCGCAGCTATGACGCCGTACTCCCCAAGCGGGCCGCCCGCTGCCGCCTGATCCTCGAGACCCTCGGCAACCGTGAGCTCACGGCCAGCGAGATCACCGAGGAGCTCGTCGCAGCCGGCCGGATCCCGTACTTCAACCGCAACTACGTCGCCCCTCGGCTCACAGAGCTGAAGGAGATCGGGATCCTCACGACGGTCGGCCGCCGTAAGGCCACCCGCTCGGACGCCACCGAGGCCGTGTGGGCCAGAGCGGAGCCTTCAGGCCCCACGGGCCAGACGGCCGCAGCCTACGCAGACAACCCGACCGAGGCCGAGCAGATGACGCTCGGATCGGCCACCTGAGAGGAGGGCCAGCATGGAACGTCTGACCCACGAGAGAGTCAACGGCATCAAGACGGGCTACTGGAGCGCAGCCACCAAGGAGGTGCTCGTCCAGAAACTCGCCGCCTATGAGAACACGGGCTATGAGCCCGACGAGATCCGCGCAGCCATTGAACAGGCTGCCAAGAACAGCGAAACCAAGACCGCGACCATCATGGCCGAGTGCATCGCCGGAGCGATGAAGGACACGCTCGAGAAGTATGGCACGGCCGGCAGCGGAAAGAAAGGAGAAACCCCATGAACGAACAGAACCAGCGCGACAGCATCATGTCGATGGCCCGCGGCGCCTTCGAGGAGCGCGTCGACTATGAGATGGACAAGGTGATCCAGAACATCCTCGACCCCAACACGAAGGCCACAGCCAAGCGCAAGATCACCCTCACCATCGAGCTGACCCCGGACGACGAGCGCCGCACCATCGGCGTCTCCGTGACGGCCAAGTCTACGCTCGCAGCCACCAACCCCGTCGCCACGGCTCTCTATGTCACCTCTGACGGCAACGGCGAGCTCGTCGTCGCCGAGATGGTGCCGCAGGTGCCCGGCCAAATGAACATGGACGGCACGCAGCAGGAGGCCCCGAAGCTCCTGAAGCTCGTCCAGCACGGATAAACACCCACAACACAGAACAAGGAGGACAACACAATGCTCGCAAAAATGATCGACAAAATCGTCAGCCTGAAGGAGACCAAGATCTTCGAGATTGACGGCCAGACCTACGCCGACGCATCACTCACCCGCATCCCGCCGCACGTCGACCGCCCTGACTGCATCAGCGTCAGCGGCCTCGATAGCATCTGCAAGCTGATCCGCACCGAGCTCGAGAAGGTCGGCACGACCATCATGGTGCAGGTCAAGAGCAACGACACCGTCGAGGTGATGACCACCTACCTGAGCGACTTCTCCCGCAACACACTCTACCGCGCCAAGGCTGACGCCCCGGGCCTGCGCACCGGCTTCAGAGGACGTGAGGTGGCCCTGATCGAGCTGCGGAGCCTCTGCATCCCTAACGAGGGCACGGCCTACCTGCTCGACCTGCTGAGTCGCATGACCAACGAGAACAGCGTCAGCACCAACGACAACGGCGTCACGCAGACCGTCGAGGCCCGTCAGGGCGTCGCCCTCAACGCGGTCGTCGAGATCAAGCCCCGCGTCATGCTGCGGCCGTTCCGCACCTTCCTCGAGGTGGAGCAGCCCGAGAGCGAGTTCCTGCTGCGCGTGGAACCCGACGAGGGGATCGGCTTCTTCGAGGCTGACGGCGGCATCTGGAAACTCGAGGCGAAGAAGAACATCGCCGACTACTTCCTGAAGAACATGGGCGATCTGATCGACGCCGGCAAGGTCGTCGTCATGCAGTAAATGGAGCGCCGGGCGGGCTCCGGCCCGCTCGGCTTTTCTGAAAGGAGCAGCACCGTGAAAGAATACGAAACCCTCACCCGTGAGAAGGTCGACGTCGTGCCCTTCGGCTGCGGCATGCCGGAGACCCACCTGATGCAGGACTGGAGCGACAGGATGCTCGACCTGATCCTGAACGGGCCCACCATCAACGGCATCAAGAAGGACGAAGTGCGGGCCATGCTGCGCGAGACCTACACGGCCCTGAAGCAGTACGAGAAGATCGGCCCGATGGCCTCGCCCTTCATCAACGACCCGACGGCCATTGTGGCCCGGGCCTTCTCTGAGCTCTACCCCGGCGTCGAGTACGTCGCGCAGTACGTCCCCGACCTGCGGGACGAGACCAACGGCACCGCCTACGGCCTGACCATCTTTCCCGACGACGGCAGCACGCCGATCGTCTGCATCTCGGCCGAGGCGCCCATCAGCGCCGCCCCTGAGCTGCTGGCGCACGAGCTGGCCCACATCGCCACCCCGGAGGACACAGAGCACGGCGAGAGCTGGAGCGCAGCGTCGGAGGCCATATTCAAGAAGTACAACGAGCTCCTCGGCACCATGATCCCCGACGAGCCTGAGCCCATCCTCTCGCCCCACCAGCCCGGAGACGGCGGGATCCTCACCATGCCGTTGCGCGATAACGTCCCGGAGCCTCCGACGGACGACTGGCAGCTCACCACCTGCCCCGTCTGTGGCACTGAGTGCTGGCAGACAGACACGGCCCGCCGGATCCTCGCACTGGAGCCCGACGTCCGAACCGCCTGCACAGCCTGCGCGCTGAAGGGGCTCGGAAAATAATACTGGAGGTAATACATGAACAACGAAAGAAACAACACGACGGCCGGCGGGATCGGCTTCTGCGGCCTTCTCGCCGTCGCCTTCATCGTCCTGAAGCTCACCGGCGTCATCAACTGGAGCTGGCTGTGGGTACTGGCCCCGATCTGGATCCCGACCGCCATCACCCTCGCCATCATCGTGATCGTGCTCGTGGCCATACTGGTCAGAGAGCTGACGAAGGGAGGCCGCCCGTGATAACAGCGGAGGAGCGCCGGGCCCTGCTGGATCGTGCGATCACGACCTACGGCGCGCCAGCACAAATGGACATGGCCGTCGAGGAGATGGCAGAGCTGACCAAGGCCCTCTGCAAAGTGAAGCGCGTGAGCTGCACCGCAGAGGCAAAGGCTGTACTCGAGAACGTGGTCGAGGAGATGGCAGACGTCCAGATCATGCTCGACCAGCTCCGCATCATCTTCGGCCGCAGCACGGCCGAGGCCGAGGAGTACAAGCTGGAGCGCCTGAAGAAGCGCCTCGACACAGCCACAGCAGCGGAGGCATCTCACCGCGGCTGAAAGGAGGAACCACATGGCAAAAGACAAACCGCAGCCGCAGACCGGCCCCGAGATCGAGGAGTACAGCACCACGGCAACGCCCAAGGCATACGCCGGTAGCGTCCCCGTGTTCTGTGCGCACGACGCCATCGTCCCGCTGAAGGATCTGCGGCCCAATCCAAAGAACCCCAACCAGCACCCGCCGGAGCAGATCAAGCTCCTCGCCTCTATCATCAGAGCGACGGGCTGGCGCGCCCCGATCACCGTCAGCAAGCGCAGCGGGCTCGTCACCAAGGGCCACGGCCGTCTCATGGCCGCGCAGCTCGACGACCTGACAGACGCCCCGGTCGACTATCAGGACTACGCCAGCGAGGCCGAGGAGCTGGCCGATCTGACGGCTGACAACCGCATCGCGGAGCTCGCCACCACTGACAACAAGATGCTCGCCGAGGTTTTCGCCGACATCGACACTGGCGAGATCCCGTTCATGCTCAGCGGCTACACCGAGGAAGAATACGGCAATCTTGTCACGGCTCTGTCCGAAGCTCTGCATGATAACGAGTCGGAAAAGGAGGACGGCGACACCGAGCCCGAGGCGCCGCCAGAGGAACCATTCACCGAACCCGGCGACCTCTGGCTGCTGGGAGACCACCGGCTTTACTGCGGTGACAGCCTGAAGATGGGCGACGTTCAGAAGGCAACCGACGGGCAGCGCGCCGACCTTGTTTTCACCGACCCGCCATACGGCATGGGAAAAGAAAGCGACGGCGTCCAGAATGACAACCAGAACCAGAACGATCTCCTCGAGTTCAACAAGAAGTGGATTGCGCTCAGTTTCTCGATCCTGAAGGAAAACGGGAGCTGGTACTGCTGGGGCATCGACGAGCCGCTCATGGATATTTACGCCTTCATCCTTCGGCCGATGATCGCCGCGAACCAGATCACGTTCAGAAACTACATCACATGGGCGAAGCACTCAGCCTTCGGCGTCAACAGCGAGCTCATGCGGAGCTACCCGAGGGAAACCGAGAAATGCCTCTTTGTTATGTGCGGCGTCGAAGGCTTCAACAATAACAAAGACCATTTCAACGACGCATACGAGGCGATCCTCGATTATATGGTCGGAGAGGCTCAGAAGGTCGGACTCAAGGCCAAGCAGCTCACGGAGATCACCGGCGTTCAAATGTGGGGGCACTGGTTTAGCAAATCGCAGTTCACGCCGATCCCGGAGTGGCACTACAAAAAGCTCCAGCAGGCATTTAAGGGCCGAGCCTTCAGCCTTCCACACGATCAAGTGATGAAACTGCGCAACAAGCCGTCCGAGGCATACCAGAGCATGAAAGCAGAAGCGATGGAGCTGCGTGCCTTCTTCGACAACACACACAACGACAGCGACGAGCATGACATAATGACCGATGTGTGGCGTTTCCCGATCACAAACACAGCAGAAAGAGACGACGCAGGCGGGCACGCAACGCCGAAGCCGATCGCACTGTGCGAGCGGGCCATTCTGAGCAGCAGCCGGCCGGGCGAGCTCGTGGTCGACTTCTTCGGAGGCTCAGGCTCGACGCTCATAGCCTGCGAGAACACCGGGCGAACCTGCGCCATGATCGAGCTCGAACCCAAATGGTGCGACGTGATCGTGCGGCGCTACATCAAAACAACTGGAGACAATAACGTGCGCTGCGTCCGTCAAGGCCGAGAGCTACCGCGCGAGGAGATCGCCGCGATCTTCGAGCCTGACGAGGAAGGAGGTGAGCAGGAGTGACGCCCTGACATAATGAGCGAGAAGCCGATCACACAACGGATCAAGGACAGGCTCGCGGCCTACACCGCCATGCTGAGGGACATCGACAACCAGCTCGAACGCCTCGACCGCATGGAGATGACGATGGCCTCACCGCCCGGCCCTGATCTGACAGGTATGCCACGCGGATCCGGCACACCATCCGACCGCACCGGCATGATGGTGGAGCGGAAAATGGAGCTCGAGGAACAGATCGACCGGCTCAAGGCTGAGGAGAAGCAGGAGCGCAACGCCATCGAGGGCCTGATCCTCCAGCTCTCCGACCCCGACGAGCGCGCCGTCATCCGGCTGCGCTACTTCGACCGGGCTGACTGGGAGAGCACCTGCGGCGTCCTGTTCGGTGATCGGCGGGACTACGTCGACAGAGTGGACGCCTACCAGAACAGGACATACAAGATCCACGGCCGCGCCCTGCTCAACCTCGCCGCCGTGCTGGACGAGCTGGAGCCCCTGCCTGAGCCGCGGCAGTAAAACGCAGTAAAAGGAACAAAAGGGAAGTAAAAGGAATTGAAAAGCAGTAGCGACCCGTGCTATTCTATATCCTGCAAAAGACCGCCGGACACACGGGCAACGCCGTGACAATTCCGAGCGGCTGACCAGAGGAAAACCGAATAACAACCGACGGCAAGAGGCCGACGGGCGAACCAACGCCCGCCGGTCTCTTTTTGCATATAGGAAGGAGGCGACGGCCATGCCGCAGAACAGCATCTCGGCGCAGCTCAGCAACCTGCAACAGCTCGTCGCTGACCTCGAGGCAATCGAGAACGGCGGCAAGAAGGCCATCAGCAACACCATCAAGGACGTCAAGGCCAGAGCCCCGGGCTGGATCGCTCAGGAGGTCACGGCCGTCTACAACATCAAGAAGTCGGAGATCACGCCCTCGGGCAGCGGAAAGCCGAAGAAGATGGCCGGCAGCATCCAGATCACCGGCGAGACCATCGAGGAGCTCGCCATCACCTACAAGGGAAGGCTCCTGACTCCCGTGCACTTCGGCATGACACCGAAGGCCCCGCCCCGTGGCAAGAGCTACACGCTGAAGGCGCAGGTGCTCAAGGGGCAGAAGAAGGTAGTTGGCCGCTATTTGAACACAAGAACCCCGGGCGGCCCGTTCTCGCAGCGATCGCACAATATTCTAATGGGGACAGGCAACACCAAGAGCGACGGCACGAGCTGGATCCCATTCCAGCGAATGAGCAAGACCCGCACCGACAT